AAAATCCCGTCTTGTTATTCAGCTATGTAATTGCAATGAATCTGATCTAAAGTTACTACAAGGCCAACTTAAGGCTATCGATAGTTTACTAAAGATGAGAGAACAACTAAAGACGGAGATGGGAAGCACTCGCTAACCCCATCCTCTACAACATAACAACTAGCACTCTAGAAGCATGAGATTCATTAGATACCTCGGCTATCAGACCTAGAAGGAGAAACTATTTATGCCACAATCACAAACGCAAAGCATCCTCAGTAATCAACACTACCGCAACCCTCGACATGCTCAAGAAGCTGCGGACTTGGAAGAATACGAGAGATCACTCCGCAGTCCCGATGCGCAAGGGGGACAGGATACTGATCCAGAGGTGAAACCAGAACATAACTGGGAAAAGCGTTACAAAGATCTTCAGTCTTATACTGCTAAGAAGATTAGTGCCTTAGAAGTACAGATGAAAGATGCCATGCAGCAAGGCGTTCAACGGATAGAAGTTCCTAAGTCTCCAGAAGAACTGGAAGCTTTCAAGGGACAGAATCCAGAAACGTATGCTGTTATCCAATCAATGGCTCACAACATGTTCGAAGCACACATGTCTAAGTATGATTCACAACTAGCAGAGATGCAAGGGACGATCAAAGAGACAGCTCAAGAACGTGCTGTGTTGAAGTTAAAGCAAGCACACGCAGACTATGAAACCGTTATGAATAGCGATGTATTTCACGACTGGGCGAGCACGCAATCACCTCAAGTGCAGGATTGGATTTATAAGAACCCTGATAATGCAGACTTGGCTATCCAAGCTTTGTCATTATTTAAGTACCATAGTGGTTGGGGTAAGGATAAAACGGATACGAGGAACACACAAGGGAATACAGGAGGCGATGTGTCTGTGACTACACGGCATCCCAAGGTAGAACCCGGGGCTACAGACAGGAATCACCCTGCTTACATATGGAAGGAATCTGATATCGCTCGAATGCGTCCAGAAGAATTTGATAAGTGGAGTCAACACATAGATCTAGCCCAGCGTGAGAAACGTATCCTCTTCGGTCAATAGACTAAATATAATTAATTAATAAAGAGGTATTTTAAATGTCATATTTTAATAGTGCAAGCACCACTAACTTTGGTGGTAACACTCCTACAGGTAACTTTTCACCTACTCTATTTTCTCAACGAGTACTGAATTTCTTCCGTACTGCTTCAGTTGTTGAAGGTATTACTAATAACGATTACTACGGTGAACTAGGTTCTTACGGTGATACAGTTCGAGTTATCCTTGAGCCAGTAATCACAGTATCTGCGTACACTCGTGGTGCTTCTAATGTTTCTGAAGCCTTAGTTGATAACGAGATTACTCTTGAAATCAGCAAAGCTAACAAGTTCCAGTTCCAAGTTGATGATATCGAAATGAAATTGTCACACGTAAACTGGGAGTCACTGGCTACAGGTTCTGCTACTTATGCATTGAAAAACGCATATGATAACGAAGTATTAACCTACATGACTGATAGTGCCGCTGCTACTCACTACTTAGGTGACAGTGCTACTGCTGATGGTACCATTGATCAATTGGCTAGTAAAGCTGCTGCAGTTGCTGCTCCAGTTACTCTAGGTTTCGGTGGTGGTACTGAGGTAGATCCTTTGAACTTGCTATCTAAATTAGCATTGGTTCTTGATGAAGCCGAAGTTCCTGAAGAAGGGCGCTACGTTGTAGTTTCTCCTCGTTTCATGGAATTGCTAGCTCGTACTGACTCTAAGTTGTTGTCTACTGACTACAACCAAGGTGAAGGCGGCTTGAAGAATGGCTTGGTGATGACTGGTAAGCTGCGTGGTTTTGCTATTTACAAGACTAACAACTGTCCTAAGCACACTGCCTCTGCTGGTGATTTGATCATCGCTGGTCACATGAGTGCTGTTGCTACAGTAAGTTCAATTGATAAGATTGAGAAGATTCGTGCTGAAGGGACCTTCGCTGACATCGTTCGTGGTTTACACGTTTATGGTCGTGGTGTTGTTCGTCC